CTGCTGGAATGGATGGGGCAAGTTGCCGTTAAGGTATTCCCCGCCGATAATATCAAGGCGATGTGCGGCATGCAGTCGGTGTGGCTCGCCCTATCGGCGGAGCAGCTGTCGGTCAACTTCCAGATTGAAATTCAAGGTGCTGTTTCTGGACCACCGGACTTCGCTGGAAAAATGCAGTTTTGGACTGCTTTCCCTGATATCATCATGAAGCTGCAAAGCGTCCCCGGCATCAATGTCGGCAACGTGATGGCTAAGGTCATGGCCCTTGGCGGCATTTCCGAAGACATCCGCAATTTCTGGAACCCGATGATGGCGCAACCAGGGGGAATGCCTAATGCGCCAGCCCCTGGCGGCGATCCCAATGCACAAGGACCGCGGGGTCAAGAGGGCGGAGCGCCCCCTATGGACGGCGTTCCTTCACCTGAAAATCTTCCCAACAACCCGGGCAATCGCCTCGGTCAATAAACCCTTGCAGGAGCAATGCAAGCCGCTATGAATACAGAACAGATCACCCCTGACGGGGAAGTGGACGTTAACGATCAAGCCGCCCCTACGTCCCAGGGTGAGGAAAGCACGAAGCCGGAAATCGGCAACGACGCTATTGATACCGCCGAACATTCGCGGGAATCCCTCATCCAGTCGCTAATTCAGAAGCCTGTTGAAGAAAAGGCGGAAGAAGAAGTTTCCGAAGAGGTTTCCGAAGACGACGATGACGAAGAGCCGGAAGGCGACTCGGCACCTGTCTCGAAGAAGTCGGACGACGATGAGCCTAAGTCGCTTGTTGGTGCTGACCTTGCTGCTGATAAGCGGCTTGGTGAACGTACCAAGAAGACGATTGACGAGCTGCGAAAAGCTGCCGCCTTTGGCGACGTGATTACGCAGATGCTCACCAAAAACAAGATCAGCCCAGAAGAGTTCGCCAATTGGACGGCTCTCGCGGCGCAGGTCAAGAATGGTGACAAAGAGGCTATCGGTACCTTGATTGCAACGGCTAAGGCGTTCGGCTGGAAAGAGTCGGCCCCGGTAGAAGCCCCCAAGGTCAAATCAGTAGACGATGTTGCGAAGGAAATCTACGACGCGGAGTTCGCTTCCGAAGTAGACGATCTTCAGATCGGTGAGCAGGTCGCCCGAAAGCAATCACGCCGGTTGGCGGAATTGCAAATCAAGGCCGAGAGACCCGCCCCCGAACCCGAAAAAATCCAGCCTCGCGCACCACAAGACCAGCAACGGCACGACCCTATCCGGGAAGCTGCTATTGCGGAGGTAGTGCGTTTGGAAAAAGAGTACGAGGCGAAGATTCCCAATTTCGCCAAGATCGCCACTGCGGTCAACGAACGTCTTAGCCAAGCCAGTCGCACTAGTAACCCTCTCATGTGGACTGCGGTTTATCAGGACATTGTGCGCGATGAAGTCCGTAAGGCGTCGCCCGTGACCGAGAGAAAACCAATCAAGCCGGTAGCTGGGACTCAGGTCCGTTCTAGCTCCGCACCCGCTCCTAAGCCAGTCGAGATAGATTCCCGAGCACAGCTCATTCGGGACATCGCGGCTGGGAAGTTCGTTCGCTAAACCCGACCCTTGCCCATATCGGCGGGGTCAAACCCGCCGCTATGCGGTAAGGATCGTCTCGTGACTACCTTCACTCCCGAAGCTCTTCAATCCATCGCCTACGCCGCCTACCCTGGCGTGCTCAACCGTAAGAAACAGATCAAGGCTGATCGCAAAGCGATGCCTTGGTTTAACCTGCTGGAAAAGCTGGAAGGCTCGGCCCCTGTTGCCGGTGTCTCGGCTGCCGGTATCAACGGCCCTATCCTCAAGTACCAGCTCACCGCTGAATTCGACCTGCAAGGCTTTGAGCGTCGTGACGTTCTCGGCTTTACTGAGTCGCCAATTGAACTCGAAACGCAGTTCCAGTGGGCCAATCTGCACATGGGCCAAGAGTTCGTCCACGAGGACATCGAAGCCGCTTGCGGTCTGACCATCGTCCCTAATCAGTCCCGCAGCACCAAGATCGGCAAGGTTGATTCTGAGTCTCAGGCGCAGGTGCTTGTTGATTACTGGATGGCCAAGCTCGAAGCGATGGACGACAAGTTCGATATCGCCTTTGATCAGATGCTCCTGTCCGACAACTCGGCTAATCCTAAGCTCGCCCAGGGCTTGGATGCGTACCTGCCGTTCCCGGCTGCTACCGGCCTCGTCACCACCGGCTCTATCGGTACCAAGCTCCGCGCGTCCAGCTCGGTTCTCCAGCACTACGCTGAAATCGGCTTGACCTACGGCGCTGCTGGCACCCTGCGTGCTGGTCTCACCCGTGCTCGTCGTCAGGCTAACCTGTCGCTTCGCGGCATGGAAATGGGCACCGATGGCGTTGACTTCATCATGGCCGGTGCTGGCGCCATCGACCGTTACGTTAATTACTGCACCACGAACAACATCCAGTTCACGACCACGCTGGCCGATAAGAAGCGTATGGCCGACATCGGATTCCCCGATACCGGCGTCAGCTTTGAAGGCACCCCGATTATCCACAACCCGACCTTTGAGGTTCTGGATACCCTGCTCGCCCCAGCCGCTGCGTGGACTCGCCGCATGTACATGCTGAATACCAAGACGTGGCAGCTCTCGTACGCCCCGGCCAAGAAGAAGGTTATGAGCTTCCCGCCCGATGCTGGCGACGTTCGCGTCACCCGTATCTCGCTCGACAGCAAGGCCGTCTTGCTGCCGAAGGCTCCGAACGCGAACGCCGTTATTCTTTTGGCGTCTTGATCCGTAAAAAACCGTACGTCGTTGCTCCCGACAGGTTCTCCCTCGTGGCTTGCCACGGGGGAGTTTGTTTGTAGCGTGACACGCGGAGCAAACCCTTTATGGATATCCCTAATTCCCTTATCACCATTCGATGCCATAGCGGCATGGGCTACGGCCCGTTGATTTACCCGTCGTACGTTTCTAACGTGTTGCGTCGTGTATTCAGTGGTCGCTTGGAACCAACCGCAGCAGGCAACGGCGTTGACGTACAGCCGTATCCTGAAGATGGTGATCCGTCTATGCGCTACCGTGATGTCAGCAGCGTTGAGCAAGAAATCGGATGGCTTCGCAAGGTCTACAAGGGCGAGAACGGCATGTACCATGTCGATGCCGTGTGGAATCCTGAGAGCCTGAAGAAAGAATTTGAACGTTTGCTGGTGGCGGAACACGATCGCTTGCGTCAACAGGCTAAGCCTCGCGCTCAGGTGGCGGCTAATCCGACCTTCCTTGCATTCGGTCTTACCGAAGATCAAGCCCGCGCTTTGCAAGCTGCCGGATTCGTGGATCGCGCTTCCTGCGTCGGTCAGAGTCTTGTGGATCTCGCCAGTGTGCCTACCATCACTATTGACGTTGCCGGTCGCTTGTCAGCGGCTGAAGTCAAGGTCGAAGCCAAGAAGTAATCATGCCAGAAGCCCTCGCACCTACGCTTGTTGAACTACGCAACTCCGTGTTGGTGCGAGGTGGCTACTCGGTCTCGGGCGGGCAGGCGGCTGACGCCTATCCGCTCGTTGACGAGTTGCTGCGAAAAGCACAGCGCGAATTGCACCTTGAAGCGCCGTGGCTAACGCAACGCACGCGGGCAACGTACAGCCTGATTACGGACCAAGCAGTCTACGACACGCCAGACGATGCATTGATGTCCCGGCTTGGGCGTATTGCCGTCATCAATGACTCAGGGAATGAGTTCGACCTTACCGCCTATCACGGCGCACAGTTGCGGAACATTACCAAGACAAGCGGCATGCCGTACGCTTATGAGATTGTGGATAGGGCCTTGCGCCTGTACCCGGCTCCGACAGCTACGTGGGTAACGCTGGTTATTGAGTACTACCAGAATCCGGCTAGTTTGCTGTCCGAAACGGATCGCACTAACGTTGATCCTGAAGCATTGATCCAGCGTGCGGCGTATCTGTTGAAGCGCCACACGGGCCTCGGCGGTGACTACAAGGCCGACATGGCCGACCACATGCGCTACCTGCAACGCACTTCGCAAGAGCAGGGCGAGATTCGTGCTATCAGCATGCGCGGATATGTTCCGGTGGTGTACGATAACTTGCGCCTACGTGGCTCGCGCTACTGGCGTACTGATTGGAATCCTTGGTAATGGGTGAACCTCCTGTCGTAACCGTAGGCGACTTTGTCGGCCTCGACCTTCGTCGCGGTGTCGATGCCAGCGCACCCAACTCGTTGCGCGAAGCGACGAATCTGGATTTGACCACGGGCGGCGGCTTAAGGTCGCGTGCGCAGTTGCGACCCTTTGCCGTGCTGGATTCCACGAGTCTCGGCTTGTACGTCGCTAATGGGTTTTTGCGTACGGCGCTTCCTGTACCGGCCTCTGGCGTGTTTACCAATCCGCCTCCCGGCATGCGCTACGATTGGTTCAGCAATCGGGCGACTGGCGGCGATCTCGGTACGGCACTACGGCTGACGGCATCGCAGGTGTGGGACCGGGTTCCGTACGTTGTAATTGAGAAGTACCTTGATCCGGCAAACCCGGGCCTTGGATTCCAGTACGAGCACCACTACATCCCCGAAGTATCGACCTACAGCATTGCGGTGATTGGTAAGACGGCGGTCACGACCCCGTTTACGCCGGGACCGTTCCTGTTCGCCATGGCGCGCAAGCTGATTTCACACGATCAATCGACGAACGACGTATGGTATTCGTCATCGATCAACGGACCGACTGACTGGAGCTCCAGCGGCGATGCGGGGTATTTGCCAGTTACGCAGCATGTGAACGGCGACCCCGAGGTGCGCGGATTCTCGTACTTTGGCAACAAGTTGGCGGTATTCTTCCGCGATAACGTACAACTTTGGGGCTTCTTTACCGATCCCGCCGATAACGAAGTTTCTGACATCATCGGCGGCGCGGGTACGGATCAAAGCGGATCGGTTGCCAACATGATGGGCGATTCGATCTATTTTGCACAAGGTGGCTTCCGTAGCCTAAGCGTGGCGGTGTCATCCGGCCAAGCTGAAGACGGCGACATCGGGGCTAACATCCAAGCCGAGACGGTGCTTATTGACACGTCGACGGTGCAGCTCGTGTCATTGTGGTCGTCTTCTCGTGCGCAGTATCTGTGTGCTGTCGGCTCGGTTATGTACGTCATGACCAACTCGCGGCAGGCAAACGTAAAGGGTTGGACCAAGTACACGCTGCCGTTCACGATTACCCACATGGTTGAGTTCCGTGGTAAGGTCTACGTGCGCAGCGGCAACACGGTCTACGTGTTTGACAACGCCTATTCAGGAGAAAGCGGCTATGCTTGGACGGCGCGATTCCCATATCTCTACGCGGGGGAACCAGGGCGTAAAAAGCAATGGATTGCCTATGAAACGCAGCAATCGGGAACACAAAACCTTACCATCTACCCGAACGTCAGGAACGAAGCGATAACCCATCCCGGTCCTACCGTGACGGGCAGCACCATCGGGATTAACCACATTCCGCTGACCATCGTAGCCGACGCCATCAGTCCGAAGATGACTGGCACGCTGCCGTGGCAGATGGACGGGTTCAGCTTCCGTCTGCAAGTGGGCAATTCGTGACGATTGCCCGTGACAGTCGGATCGGGCGCGGGTACCTCGCACGCGAAGGCGATACCGGCAGTTTCGTGTGGGCGTCCAGCCGTGATGCGTTGTTGGTGTCTAAAGGTGCGGCGCGTGTGAGCGTGCCAGCCGCGCCAGGGCAACTCGTGTTTTCTTTCGGCGCTAATGCGTACCGCAGCGGCGACGCCTTACCGCAGCCATTTGAGGTTGCGACGCTGTTTCCACTAAAAACACAAGGTTCGTCTCCCGACTACCCGACACCCATCAGTTTTCACCCTACGACGATGGTCATAGGTCCGTACCCGTACACCGTGGCGGTACGATCGGGGTTGCTGCTAACGACCCTAGCACCTGCGGCGGGGGACGACTACATCGCTTTCGACGGCGTGCCGTATGTCGTCGGCCCCCCGTCTACCGCTATACCAAACAATACGCTCGTGCGAACTCTGACGCCAGGACAGACGCTGACGGTGCAAGTACAGAACACACAAAACCCTTTTTGCAATGGAGAAGGGTATTTTACCCTGTATCCGCAATAATGCCAACCTTCGCCTGGACCGTCTGCGACGACGGCAAACTTTACAAGACCGACGGCACGACCATCAGTATGACGGTCGACATCAGGGCGACGGAACCCTGGCTCACCGCGACCAATCTGCTGATGGTGGCTCCTGGTCCAACTGGGTCAATCGTCGTACTGGACGGCAACGGCGTGGAGAGGTCTCGGCGCTGGGTCATGGACCGTGTAGAATGGGCCATTGGCGGCGCTTCTGGACGTGTTTACTGCTTTGATGGCAAGGGCAAAGGTCGCGTAGTTACGGTGGCTACAAATGGACGCATTACGGTAGGGGAGCGATTTAACGCGCCCGCTGTGGTCGATCCACTTAATGCCGTCATCTCTGGCTCAAGTCTGTACATCGCATGCGAAAACCGCGACTACCTCGCCACGTTCAGCCTAACCGACCCCGATGTGCCGGTGTTCGTCTCAGCGGTACGGTACGAAGCGGATACGCTGACAAGCGTTGTTGACGCAACCACGGTAACGCGACTTGATAACAACGCTACGGCGCTGGGCGGTGACGTGACGTTGCCCTTGTTTGGCGGCATCGTAGTTGGAGCATCCAAATACTATCTGGCAGATGGCGCTATCGTGAGCGTGCCGTGATCATCAAGCGTGACGAACGTATCTTAGATGCTCGCTACTTGTCAAGAGAAGGCGACACGGGTACACGCTGGTGGTCGGCTATGCGTGGGCGGAATCGGCTGTCGGTGTTTAATGGTTCCGTTGTGTCAAGCGAAGTAGTTCTTGGTGGTAGGCCGGGGCAACTGGTGTTTTCCATTGATGAAAAGGCCGTTCGCAGCGGGGATACGATCCCCGAGCCTTTTGAGGTTGCGATTATTTTCCCAGTAAAGACGCAAGGTGTTTCACCCGATTACCCCACCCCCGTCAGCTTTCATCCGATGACGGTTACCCTAGGACCATATACGAGCAATTTTGCAGTGCGTACGGGGCTATTGCTCACATCGCTGGTGGCGGCATTTGGCGATGACTATTTGTTTTTTAACGGGGTTAAGTACGACGCAGGTGCCCCCGCCGCAGCCATCCCCAATAACACGCTGGTCGCAACGCTGACCGCTGGGCAAACGCTTGTGGTCCAGGTGCAAAATACGATTAATCCGTATTGCACTGGCAACGCATACTTCACCCTGTATCCGGTATAATATCGCTACCCCAACCTACCTCTGATCGTTTAGGCTTGATCTCCAAGTAAGTGAACGCACACTAACGAAACGCCATGCCCTACCCTCCCCGCCCCTCACGCCGGACGAGCTTCCAGCAGGCAGCCAATGCCGGTACCACTACGCCTTCTCCGTCCATGTTGGATGCGGAGCACAACGACTTCGTTGAGCAGATCGACCAGCTCAACACCTTCGTGCGTGGTATCACGACCAGCACGGGTCAGCTTCGTAATCAGTCAGCAGCCACAGCACAGGCTCTTGCGGGCGCTCAGCGTTTTGTCGCGACTGCGGGCCAGACGGTCTTCGTCACGACCATCGTCTACTCGGCCAGCTTTACCTCAACAAACGTTGAAGTGTTCGACCGTGGCATCAAGATCGATTCGAATCTCGTTACCGTAGCTAACAACGCTGGGTTCCTGCAAGTAACGATTCCGGTTCAGAATGCCGGGCATGTTATTTTTGTCGCTGCTTTTGAGTCTGGCGCTGGATTGCTGACGCGATTGGCAAACACCGGCTCCGGTGCTGATGGCGCGAACATGATCGGCATTCAGGACACGGGCGCGCTGATCGCAGCTACCACGGTGGAAGGCGCACTGACAGAAGTTGTCACCAGCCTCAATACCCTGCTGTCAAATCTCGGTACGATCAGCAATCTGTGGAAGCGTGACGGAACCAATGCTGCCAGTGCCAACATTCCAATGGGTGGGTTCAAGTTTACCGGCTTGGTAGACGGCTCGGCTTCTACGGATTCGGCTACCGTCGGTCAGGTGTCGGCCCTCAATTCGACTATCAGTAATCTTGGTAATACGTTCGTCCGTAAGGATGGAACGACCACGATGACCGGTACATTCAACGCCGGTAACTTTAAGATAACCAACGTCGGCGCTACTGTTTCTGGCGATCCTTCTACAAACGTAACGACCAAAGGGTATGTTGACGGACTGCTAGGTAGTGCGGCGCCATCGGGTTCAATCGTGGCTTTTGGCGGTGCGGTGGCCCCTACAGGCTGGTTGCTCTGCAATGGGCAAACTGCATTGCGCACAGGAACCACGGCAGCTCTTTTTGCAGTTCTCGGTACTACGTACGGCGCTGGCGACGGCACGACTACGTTTAATGTGCCTAATCTGCAAGGGCGCTTCCCTATTGGAGCGGGAAATGGTGCACAGAAAAACGTCAGCGGATCTGGAATAATTACGGGTGGAAATGCGCTTGCAGCTCGCACAGTGGGTCAGTTTGGTGGCGAAGAGGACCATGTTTTAACCGTTGCCGAGCTTGCTACGCATAGCCACGAATATCGCTGGGGAACGGCCGCCGGTGCGGGTCCTGGTCCGGATGGCGAAGCGGCAATAGGAGACAATTTGTATGGCGCGCAAACGGGAACACAGGGACTAAACACCGCACACAATACGACTCCTTCGTTCGTGGTTGTTTCCTACATCATCAAGACCTAGGGTATAGCACCATGAAGTTAGGTAAAATTGCCGGTACTATAGCGGGCACTACAATAGCAGGAGCCGTTTTAAAACGAAACAAGGATGGGGGCGGCGGCACAGCATATGTTCCGGCGTATCGTGCGCAAGACGAGTACGGACAACTCTCACAACCAGAGCGGGATTGGTATACCAACCAAGAGCAAGGCGGTATGGCGCAGGGCGGTCCAGCTTGGTCGAAAGAGCAGTACAAGCTAGCTCAGGCTCAGTACAAAGATCAGCTTCAACGCGCGGAGCGCATCGGTCAGATCAATCAATGGGAACAATCCCGCAATCCGTACTACGCTTCTTTGTATCAGCAGAAGAACCAAGCCGCACAGGCCAGCAATCAGCAGGCGTATGCCGATGCGGCTAAGCGCATGCAGCTTCAACACGCCGGGCGCGGAACTCGCGGAGGCTCGCAAGAGCAGTACAACACCGCTACGCTTGGCGCTGAAAAGGCGCTTCGTGACTCGCAAGCCGCGCAGCAGAACCAGAACTACGTGCAGGGTATTCGCCGTAACGATCAGTCGCAGGCGCAGTCGCTTCGCATGCAGCAGAACAACAACCCCTACACGAACGCCCTCGCTCAGAACATGGCCAACAGCGCCAACATCCAGGGCGGCGGGTACGCTAACAATGCCGCTCTTGAGCAGTCGCGCATGCAAGACGAACAGAGCTATCAGAACAATATGAGCCAGCTCTACGGTCAGGCTATCGGTACTGGAATTGGTGCAGCGGCTAACTACTACGGAGGTGGCTAATGGCTGATGAATACGGTGCAGCAGGCGCAGGTGCGGCCAGTGGAGCTGTAGCAGGCACAATGATCGCGCCGGGTGTTGGCACAGCTATAGGCGCTGTTGTCGGCGGTGCATCTGGATACCTTGGTGGACTGGGCGCAAAGAAGCGGCGTAAAGCCCAGGCCGAAGCGCGGCGGAAATACCAAGCCGCCCTTGCGCAGTATCAGCAAAGGGAGCTTGCCCGTAACGCGCAACGTGAAGCGATGCTTATCCAGCAGAGCCAACAAGCGCACAATAACTTTCAGACCTACATGGGCCAAAAGCCCGGCGATCAGACCGCCGCTTTGCAGCAGGATGCCGCCAATCAATCGTCAGCGCTGTACGCAGCACAGGCGCCTACACCGGCGCTTGCGGGACCTCTTGCAGGGCAGTACCAGCAAGAAATGAATCAGCGCGTAGGTGGTAACGTTAACGCAATGGCGTTGAACTACTCGGCTGGTCAGCAAGACTTCGCAGGTGATGCGAACAATCGCAACTACGAGATGGCGGACAGCGCCTTGAGCCGTGAGCGTAATCTGTTTGAGCAGCAGGCCGGTGTCGGATCTGCGTTGAGCAATCGCGATCGCGCTATCGCAGAAGCGAACTACGGCAACGAGCGCGCCCGTGCTCAGAACGTCGGCAGCGAGCAGATGATGTACGGCGGATTCGCTAATAGCGCCTTACAGCTTGCCAACGCCTACGGTAGTGCGCAGCGTCAAGCAAACTTGCGTAAAGAAGCGTACGGCAATCCGGCTTTGACTCCTAATCAACAGTACCGTAACTCCGACATGTCGGGCTACGATATGAGGTCCGCATGAATCCTGAAGCCATTATGACCCCCGGCGGCATTGCCGACCAGCTCACTCGCGGCCTCTCTGGTCTTGGCCAGTCGTTTGCACGTCGTGAAGAGTTACGCTATCAGGGCCAGCGTGATCGCATGGCGGATGATCGCTACACTGCCGAGATGGCGTTACGTCAGCAGGCGCAGGAACGTGCCGATGCACGGATGGCGCTTGAGGATCGCCGGTATGGCGAACAGCAGGCACGCCTTGGTCGCATGGATCAGTTGGCTCTTGAAGATCGGCAGCGCGCACAGGAAGAAGCTACTTATCGTAGAAATATGGGTTTCTTGGACAGAGGTGTTGTTCCAGAGGGCGTTGCTGAATTTAAAGACCCAAATCCTCAAGAGGCTTTCGGTAGGTTTGGGCCAAACGATCCGCCCCCTGGATGGGGCGAAGGCGCACGACAGTACACCCCTGAGGGGAAGATTGCTTCCAATGCGCTTCAGGCTTTGACGCAGAAAATGGAACCGAAGCCGTTCTACGGGCGTACGGAAGAGCAGCGTATCGCAGCTCAAGAAGCCGCGCGACGATTCCAAATGGAGCGCGATGCTACCCGAGCACGCGCAAATCGTATGGAACAGATTACGAAAGAAATCAATAACGCTAAAAAGGATAAAGAACAGCGTATCAAGGACGCTCTTTTAGCTGAAGGCATGACGCTCGGGGAGCAAGACGGCTGGCTTACTTCAAGGGATACCGCGCTTAAGAACATTGCAGCAGCTAGAAAAGCGCACGAAAGTGCGCCAGACCCGGCATTGCAGAAGCTCGAAACTGAGTTGGCGGTGCTTCAAGCAATGGGCGGAGCGGCAGGCGCACTTGGTGCCCCGAGTCAAGTGACCCCTTCCAATACTGGAAATATTGAAGACGATATCGACAACGGCGCACCGTTATTCAACCCCAAGCGTTAGAGTTCTTCATGCCTAATTACGATGAAATGGTTGACTACGTTACTCGCAAGTTCGAGGATCGCGGGCAAACCCCTGATCCCGCTGCGGTTATGCGCGTGTCGGCAAGGATCATCAAAAAGCAGGGAGTGCAGGTTGATGCCAATCACATGGCGGGCCTCAGCGATGCGGCACGTCGTCGCTTAGCTGCACCTACGCAGAATGGAACCGCGCCGGGATCGTGGGAGCGAGTTAAAGAAGTCGCTGGAGAGTACGGCAGCGGTGTTGCGGATGCGCTTAATGTCGCAGGTAAAACAATCTCCCTTGGCTCAACGGCGGCAGTTGGCGGCGTCGCTCTTCCATTTGTTAGTAATGAAACGGGTGCGCGCTGGTCCGATACGGTACGCCAGCAAGCCAGCGATTTAGGCGTAGCTCAAGAACGTGCGGGCGGCTTAAACTCAGCGGCTGGTGCGATGATGGCGGGGCCTCTTGCTCCTGCTGCTATACTAGGAGGAGTTGCGCAAAAAGGCGCGCAGATGCAAGAGCAGGGGCAGAACCCTACTGATTTGGCAAATCGCATCAATCTCGGCGGAACAGCCGCACTACAAACAGGCTTAACGGCAGCAGGTGCTGGCGTTGGCGCGGGTGCTGCACGTCTGGGTACGGTAGCGGGAGGAACGGCCTTTGGCTTACGCGGCGTTGCCGGACAAGCGGCACTCGCAGGCACGGGCGCGGCGGCTGGATTGGCGGCCACTGGCGCACAGGCAGGTCTCGACTACGCCACAGGCAACGAGCAGTTTGCCCCTGGTGCGGAAGATTACCTAGTGAACGCGGGCATGAATGCCGCAGTTCCGGCTATGGCTATGGCGCGGACGGGTGTTGCTGGCGCATTGCGCGCAGCAGAAGGCAGACGCCAAGTCAACATGGATCAGCTCCTTGCCGCTAAGCAGGGGGATGCTGCATTGGCGGACGCTGCTGCAAATGATGCTGCTGTGAGTAAGCGTATCGACCTTGAAGATGCGCAACAGCAAGCCGTAGCAAAAGCACAAGAAGCGCTTTCAACTACGCCAGAAGTAGCTTCCGAACGCGCAAGAATAGATGCCGACATTCGCCAAGCGCAATACGAAGGCGTTGCGGGTGCTGTTGATAATACGTCCGTAGCTGATCGCATACTACGCGAGCGTATGGCGGCAGATCGAGAAGCATTCAACGCTGCTGATCAAGAGCAGTATGCTCGCGAGCAAGCGCAACAGGATGCCGAAATGGCGCAGCGCGATGCGGAAGCGCAGACGCTTTCGGAAGTACTTCCTCCCTCAGAGGCGGTAAATGAATCAGTCTCTTCGTACTCTTCCCCATACCTACAAAAATCACCCCTTGATGGGCCATTAAGTAACAAGTCGGCTAAAGAAATTGAAGGCATGTTCGTAGCCGATGCAGCAATCGGCGATAAGCACCTTCAACGTTTGTTTAAGGAAGACTGGGAAAAGGCAAAAAAACAACTTAATAGAACGGGTGAAATCAACGATAATCTTTTAAATAAGCACAACGTAGACTTAGGTACAAACTCACCTGATTATGCGGCAATCTACCAATACGGCTACGATGCTAGGGATTACCGTAAAGAATTAAGTAACCTTCAAGAAGCTGAAAACCTTCAATCTCCTGAAGATATGGGTTATTTTCTCATAAACAACTTATCAGATACTTTGAGTAAAAGCGGCGATACGCTTTCTGGAAAACTTAGCAATCAAGCCATGGTTCTTGTTTCCGATAAGATTCGTGCTGCGGGGCTTGATCCAGTAGAAGTCATGCGCAAAGCTGGCGCAGATCAGATATCCAGTGGGTTACGTACTGTTAAAGAAGTAAATCAAATCGCTGAAGTAATTCAGAGTCAAATGGAGCAGCGCATTAAAAAGTCGGTAGGTAAAAATACGCAACCGTCAGAGGCGTCTTTATTTATTGATACGGCAGCGGATACCGCTCCGGTACAGGAAGGAACGCCGGTTCAAGCGCCCGAGCCGCGCTATCTCGTAGAACCCGCCACTGGCAAAGCGCGCCTTGTCACCGATCGCATGACCGTAGATCCTAAGGAGACGGTCGCGTATTCCGATCTGACGCCAGAGCAGAAGAATCGTGTTGATGTAGCTGCCAAGAATCTGTCACGCCGGGTTGCAGGTCGTGACGTAACGCGCTCCGGCGCAGCTATTAATCCGGCTATTCCGCTTGTTGAAGGAATGCAGGCCCTAGGCAAGGGGGCTAAAGTCGTAGGTCGTTTAACTAAGCGCGGCGTCGGTCGGATAGTAGACAATGCGTCGGAGGCGCTGAGTGGAGATAGAACACATACGGGCCGCGCAGTGCGTACCGTTATGGAAATGATTGGTGATGACTCCACAGATCGCCTTAAACGTAGTAGTTCGGCTCCCGTGCGCGATGCGGGCGACCGTATCAATCAAGCTATTGAAGAGTCGCATATTGCACAGCAGCGTATGCACAAAGCCATGGAGACAGCACGGACTGGCGCAGCTACCATGGACGCTAGTAAGGCCAAGGCACTTCACGAAGCCGATCAGCCTTCAAGGCCGATGGACCCTAAGCAGGAGTACGCTAACAGCCCTTGGAAGATGATGCTTGAAGGCAAGCTAGAGGTTCCTGAAAATCTCCAACAGTTTGTCGATGCTAAAGATCTAGCCAACCAATCTACTCGCGACGAAGCTCTCGCAGCAGGCGTACCGATTGGCAAAGGCACCGGAAAAAACGTGTTCATCCGTCACTTTACGGGAGACACGCACGGCATCCTGGCTAGCGGCTCTGATAGCGTCCTTGGATCTAAGTTTGTTCGCGCTATGTCCGAACTTAACGGCGTAGCGCCTGAGCAGATAAAGAAGGATTTCTTTGGATTAGATGCGCTCGGCAAGGGTGCAGGGGTGCGGCTCGACCCTATGGAAATAGGGCGCAAGTACAAAGAGTTTCCATCACACTTGCGCGACGGCGACAACTACATCCGCCTGCTAGAAACAGACCCGTCACGTTACGTGCGCAGTACGTTCGAAGGCACTGCCCGGCGTATCGGATTCTATAAGGCGTTTGGCGGGGCTGTTGACGTTAGCGATTTGAGTAAATTGATGCCGCAACTGAACGGTGTGGCCGATGCACAAAAAGCTGCCGTAGTCCGCGCGATCAATGCGTACAACGGGTTTGGCGAGTTGCGATGGAATGCGGGTGATCGAGGCGCGGTTGAGGGTATTAACAACGCCAAGCGCGTTGTTGGCTCACTACTGACTAGCGCAACTGCTCCCGTGGACGTGTCGGAAGTAGTTAATATCGTTAACCACGTTCCACTGACCTACGCACTAGAGGGGCTTGCAAACGGTGCTGTTCGTAACAAGCGAGCAGTGGCTGAGGGAGGTCTTGATTCGGACGTTAAAAACCGCGTAGACTTACGCGGTGCTATGACTCAAGCTACCGGCAACTTTGCAGCAGGGGTTCAGCGCGCAGCCGGGCGTAATATCGTTAACCGCTATACGCACACGGTAGGCTACGAGGGTGGCCGTGCGTGGGCTAAGCATTTGCAAGAAGAGGGCGTAACTTTACTTGACGAAGGTTTCTTAACCATGAATCGGGTTTCGCCTGAAATGCAGGCGCGTTTTCGTGAAAAGCGTGCATCGGATACGGACGTTAAAGTCTTGGCGACTATGATCGCAGAGAACATGACCGGCGCTAAAAGGAACCTTGCACAAACCGCTCGCGGATCGCGTCTTGAAATAGTTAACACGATGGGGGCGCTCTTCCGTCGTTACGGTGAAAACCGCGTTCGCAATATGCTACGAACAATAGACGGAGCCAAGGCCATCATTGCTAACGAAAAAGCACCTATGCGCGTACGCTTAGCGACCGCATCGGCTATGCTGGCTCAATCTGCCGCAGGTCTTGGCGTCAGCGCATCCGCCGCAACCGCCATCGGTACCGCGCTTACCTACGGCATATCCGCTTTGGGGATGTTTTGGGAAAGCAAAGAGTCAAACATTCCTCTTTTGGCCAACGTCGTAGGCGGAGCTGTTCCCGGTAGCATGCTCAACTACATGAGTCGTGATTCCTCTAGCCCAGGCGTAGCGGTGGCATCGATGTTGTCGTGGCCCGTTATGGTCGGAAACTTAGTATACACGGCAGCAAGCAAAGGCGAACCGTCGCGTCTGTTCCCTGCGGCACGGCGTGTTAAGGAAGCATTGTCCAGCGATGATCGCGGCGGAAAACTAGCGCAGCAGATAATGTATAGCGCCGCTTCAAAGCTCTACGGAAGCCGTATGGGGGCAGCAGAACAATCAGACGATGCCAAAGCGCGTTCCGATTTTCGCAAGCGCCTGCTTGCCGGTGATGAAGACGGAGCACAAGCCGTCTTGAGCAGCTACCTACCTACGCTTAGCGAAGCCGACAAAAAGAAGTTCTTGAGGGGGCTTCCCTACGTGAGTACTTTTGGTACTAAGCGCATGGCCGCAATCCTTGAAGCGATGCCGTTAAAGGCGCGTCGCTACATCATGCGCCATGATAGCGACGCTAAACGTATTGTAGAACAATTCACACGTGAGGAGTGATCTCAACGTAGGTCGCCAACGGGCCTACGTCGATACGGAAACTTCCTGACCGCACAAGCGAGTCGTTTGATAACGCGCCTGCGTCTTGCAACGCATCAAAGATGGCCGCAATCGCGTTGTCCAGGTCCGGCTTGCACTTGCCGGTCGGCGTAGTCCACCGCACGTTAATACCCACGGGTTCGTTCCATTGGTAATGTGGAACCGTAGATCGCCACATCGCCACGAACTTCTTGCGCCAGTCTTGGTAGCGTTTGGGCATGTACGTACCCCGTGCTGTGACACGGGGGCGAGCTTTAGCACAGGGTTCAAGACCGGGTAGTTGGATTTTCATATCTTTTCGTGTGTTTTAAGGAACATGATGTGCTACAAAATATGTTTTTTTTCTGAAACAGAAGACGTAGTCTTCTTTGTTGCTTTGACCTTGTGCCACTTTTTATTTCAATAGCCGCGCCACAGTATCCACAAGGTGTAGTTTCGGGGCAAGACGCTTCAAAAGCCCTTATCGCAGCAAATCGAACCGCATGCCCTGCGGCAGCGGAGCATTGGCGGCTGCATGTTTGTGGCACCCCTCGAACATAGCGGCTTCTCCGCAAAAGACCTATTTTAGTAGTGTCGTCTATCGTAATATCTTTACCGCACACGTGACAGGGTGTGTTTTCAGGAACGTCGGTAGTTTTTCTTTTGGCCAACATGCGTGCTCTGCTTACTTTTGATCTCTGTGCCGCACCGCACGCTTTAGAACAAGTCCAGTAGCCCGTTTTCCGGTATGCCTGTATTGCAGCCGACCCCTTTATAACTCCGCAGGCCTTACAGACTTCGCATTGCACTGATAAGGCGTGTGCCTCTATTTTCGCCTCTGAACTACATTCAGACGAGCAAAAAATGTTTCGTCCTCTACTGACAGGGGTGCCGCAAACAAGGCACAACGCGCATTCGTTAGGTAGTTGTTCGGTATCAGCCATTTGTCTTCTCGCGTTTAGCGATCTCTCGTTGAATGTACCAGACGGCCTTCTTTAAGTCCTCAATCGCATTGTTCTTTAGATCAGCCCGCCACGCATATTTAATCGCGTTACCCAAATTGAAGCCCATGTGTTCCGTGATTTGAATGCACTCGATGCCGCTTGGGTGTGACGTGTAGTGCGGTGGGTGGTTGACGACATCGGGTAGATTTTTGCAATTACCCCCTGCCATAATCCATACAGGCATAGTGTTTTCACTCATTTGTTTTTCCGGTTTATTATCTCAATCGCCGCGCTTATTGCGCTTGCGTGGATTTTAGATACTTCTTTATACGCAGTTTTTGGTAGCAGTTCTTTACGTACGTCTACTATGAGGCTTTCTATTGCGCCATTTAGCTTGTTTTCAACACACTTTACAAACGAGTTTTTTACTCCACACTCTTTGAGCATTTCTAAAACAACGCAAGCTATTTGACGCTTTTGTTTTATAAAGCCTTTGGTTTGACTGTGTTGAATGCCACAATGCGGGCAGTCGTTTCTATAGTTGTTCATGCGTTTAATCCTTTTTGTAGCATCCAGCAACCCAACCAGCGCCACTGACAGGCAGACCTTCTGCCCATTCTGGAAGCTGGAGAATGATGCGTTGAAACTCGTCAAAGCGTGAAGCGTCGGGCATCTCGGCTACGATCTCGTCGTAGATACGAAGGATGACCTTGAAGCCCGCCGCTTCCAGGTTGTTACAGGCGTAGCGTAGCAGGCAGCCAGAAGTACCCTGCACAATGTGGTTCGTAAGAACCCCACCATGCGTGCTGATCTTACGCCACGCCTTACCGGGGCCGTCTTCGCACATGTAGTGCAACTGGCGCTTAGTGCCGTACTCAGGATGCACAACGGTCTCCATGGTGGCATACGGGTAGGTGATCTTGCGACCAGAAGCGAGACGACATTGCAGATGCAAGCCGTCGAATCGGTACGCTGCTTTGCCTATGCTGTATACGGAACCTGGATTGTCAACGGCCTTCTCTGCGGCCTTCTCGGTATTGTGCCAGAACGCCACGTTTTCACGGTGCGTTGCACGGTATCCGTCGATGATGAACTGCGCTTCCGCGTCAGACAGAATTAGTCCGTAGACGTCCTTGCCTTGCGTTTGCAAAGTTTTCCACCCGGTCCTATAGGATGCCGCTAGTTTTCCACATTTACCGAGCTGTCGTTGGTCGCCCAATACTGCGTCAGGTTCAATCCCCCACAACTTACCGGCAAACACCTTGTACAAGTCCGGCCCCTGCTTTGCATCGTACTTCCGCCACGCCTCTAGCTCCCACTCCTGGCCCGAGTACCAAGCTAGCACACGCGGCTCGATACTCGCATAGTCGCACTGATACAGGACTCCTTGCTTTGGTGCGATGCAGCCACGCAGGCATGCGACAACCGCTCCTAGCGGATCGAACAGTACCGGAACCGGCCCGTTCTTTCCGACGTGGTACTTTGCCGTCTCAAAGAAGCCTTCCCAATCATCCGCCTTAGCACACGCAATTAGCTTCGGCACATCGAACTTCGCACCGCGTGGCAAGTTCATCAGGTTAATGCCGAGACTCGTATCGCGGCCCGACTGTGCGCCGTTAAACCGGTGTGCATCCCGTACGCGGTGATCCACGACAGATGCGTAGTTCTTGAACTTCGGCAGCTTCGCCACGGCGGTACGGCCCAACGCTTGCCGTGCTTCTAGCAGCTCGCGTGTCTTGGGATCAACGTCAGCACGCGCTAGAACTTCCTTGACGTACGCCTTAGCCACGCTTGGCAAGTCAAGATACTTTGACACTTTGTTGTGGTTATTCTTGAGCACGTACCCATCAAGGGCTCCGTCAGTACGCTCGCTGACGGCAGAACCGATAACCTTCTCGCCACGCTCGACCATCTTTTGCAGCGACGTAACCAACTCCATGTCAATAGGGATTCCGCGCAGGTTCGTAATCCACGTTGTGCGCCAGAACGCCAGATCGTCACCCGTCAGATCCGGCAACGCTGCATCAATCGCCATCTCGGCTTCCACATCCTGGCGGCAGTAGTCCATATAGCGGGCATATTCGGATTCGAGCTCCGGCGTCATCTCGCGCAATTGCCCTTTCAGCTTGCCTGCCGTAGCGGGCATGCTGAACAGCTTCATGAGCCGGTCGCCTTCCTTGTCCTTCTGTATCGGTAGGTTCAACGCCGCACCGCACTTGCCGAGAGACGCGGGCACTGAAAACGCACACGCTTTTGCCATCGTGTCAAAGAACCGCAGCAGCGGAATGTCCAGCTTAAGCACGTTCGTAATCAAGGCGTACTCAAAGCCGACATTCCAAGCGTGGATCTCGTCTGCGTCTTGCAGCATGAGCTTGACGACGTTTAGCACATCCGGCTGGCGGCAATCAAAGCACGTAGCCTTCCCCCCATCAGCCGAAATAGCGCACATCAGCACGACCGTACTTTCGTGCAGCGAATAGTTCCATGCACCGACTTCGGACAGGTCTGCTAAGCTACGAGTTTCAAAGTCGATACTGAGTTTCATTTATTCTCTCTAAAAATCCGTGTGCGTTGTGACCGTAGCACGGGCGTGTAATGTACGGTTCCGTCTTCGTTAACTGTTCCGTTGGAGAACGGAGCTAGCTTTGAGAATCGTCTGAACCACACGCCCCATTTATCCCATCGGTGCAAATCCCGGTAGTCGGATAGATCGGGCTCCGGTCCAATGATGTCTAGGTAGTCGGTAGTGTGGTTCATTCGCGACTCGTCAAAAAGGCTATAGTGTTTCCGTGTAGGTATATGCGTACAACTTGCTGCGTCTTGCGGTATTCGTAGCCGTCCTCGTCCGCACTCTTGGTGTATTCGATGACTAGCGGATCTTCTGGCCTGAAGTGGCTGAGCAATGCTTGCAGATCAGCAACGGTTGCTTTGTTCATGTGGGCGGCTCCCAATTAGAGGCGTGTCCTTCTTCAATCTTTTCGTAGATCGTAAACCATCCGTCGCCCATGTAGGTAGCGCGAGGCGATTCCATTAAACTATTGAAGGTTTCTTCATAGCTCTCAAAGATTCCTTGTGATGCCTTGTACTGATTTATAAAGCTGAAAGTAGTTTGTATCACTTTTCCATCTCCAACAGCTTGACAACACCGTCCAGTATCTCCGCATCGGAAGTCTTGACGAAGCGTGCGTATTTTATGTAAGTTGCGATGTGGTCACGCAGAACAACAGCCTTATCGCGATTGCAATACCGTACTTCGTCACGGCGAGCCGCAAGCCCGGCGCTAAAGCCTTCATCGTATTGGTAGTTATCGTGCTGCATGATCAGAACGGACAATCATCAGGAATAACGGGCTCTACAACCTTACGCGGTGGCGCAACCCTACGCGGGGCAGCAACCGGCGTCGCCTCTTCTAGCTTTACAGCAACCATTTCGCTAGCACCACGCACGGCCCATCCTTGTTTGACTGCCGCATCTTCCGAAATGAGCTTATACTTAATTGCTTGAGCTGGCGACATGGGCTTGCTCTCATACAGGAAAGCAGGCAGATCTGCGTCGTCTACCCATGCCAGTGCCTTAGCGCGCCCTTCGCCCTTGGTATAGCCCGGCAATTCGTCAGAACGTGCCAGTTCGTTGGCGCGTTCGGCAATCGCTTCGGCAAACTTCTTCAATGTGCCGACGTGTGGCAGTAACTTAGCCACAATCTCAGGCGGGGCTTCGTGCGTGCGGTCTACCATAGCGGTAAACCAAATGATAGCTTGTTCCGTGTTCATGTCTTTTACCCTTGTCTTTCAGAGGTTTGTTCGTTCATCCTATCAATCACATCGGCTACCGCACGCACATCTTCAGATGTCAATCCTGCTGGACTCAGGAAGGTGGCAACGTAGGGCGATTCAAGGCCGCATTCGACTTTACCGATCATATACTCTCCCTTGTAGATGGTCACAAAAGGGTATTTAACTCGGTTCAGTGTATTAAAGATCAGGCGCGGCGCGTGATCTCGAACCGCCTCTTCTGCCATAGCTGCTAATCGCGTCATGTTAGTTTTAGCAGTGTTCATGTTCGCTCCTCTTGTGTGGTAAACTTAGCGGCTTTGTATCGTTTAACTACGCGGCCTGATTCGTTCTTCTTGGTAAGAACGTACACTTTCCCGCTCTGCTGTAGGTCCGCTATTATCGACTCGCGTTTGTTTCGCTCGATGCTTTGTGCGTGTCGAGTGAAGTCGCTTTGAGAGACGCCTGTCTGCTCGTAGCTCTCAATGATGGTCAATATCTTTCGCGCTAGTTCATCATGCGGCGATGCGATACGGTTCTTTAAACAGTGAAGCAAGCATGCGTTGCTGAATTCGGCGATCTCGCAGCCCCACTCTACGGCTTCAGGTGTGACAACAGGGTTTGCGGGGTCAAGCGTCCATGCGTATATGAGCGTGAACTTGTTCGCCCGCTCCAGGGTACGCGCTGCGAGGGTGGCACGCATCACGTCCTTACTGCGCAGCTCCATCTTGATGCTGTTGTAGTGGATTATCTTATTTCGGTACAGTTCCAGGGCTTCCGGTGTTGCAGCAATCTCAGCCGGTCCCGGCTTTCCGCCGTGCGATCCGTTCATCAACGGATTAGTTGCTTTCTCGCGTGCCGACTTCAAGGCTTCAATCAGATCCTCGGGTGGCGCGGCACGCAAAACGTCAATCTGTTGCGCTGGGAGGTCTTCGCCTAAGAACACCGTGAAACGATTGAAAAACCCGTTGTCGGCCATGCGCTCATTGAACGCACCAAGGAATATCTTCGGCTGCGTGCATGCGAAGATACACGGGTACGGTTGCTCAATGCGTTGTGGAGTTACCCCTTTCAAAGCACGTCCGTTGAACGCCTTGCATGACGACAACTGCAACAGGTATGAGATGATGTTAGAAATGTATGTCGGAACCTGCGTCTTGTTCAAGTTTTCAAGCAGAATACCGATCTCGTCGATAGACCACACGATGTCTGGATGCTGGGTGATTTGGTCGAGCATACCCACGTCGGAGCCTAGGTTTGCAGCGCCTATAAGGTCGTCCCATCCAGCGGCACGTAGAACCTCCTCAATAGAGTGAAGCGGAGCGTCTTTACCCGATCCCGATGACGCCATCCCAAGCCCGTAGACATTCGCATGGGTGAACTTCCACGTCGGACGACGCCCCATAACGCAACCTATGCCTACGCACGCAGCAAGTAAAGTCAACTCCGGTTGACGACACTCAGCGTTGCCTAGAACCCAATCAACCCACGCAGCAATCATCGGTGTAGGGCGCAACTGCCTATCGTTCAGCCTGGGGCAGCTTTCGTCAGCGTGCCGGTCGGGCTCGTCCTTATGCACAATCTTACGCGCCATGAAATTGGCGACCATCACAGCCCGCTCTTCGCCTCGTGCGAGCCGCATATCAAACGATTCGCTGGCTTCTTTTTCCGCGTACGACTTGGCGATTCCACGCAACTCGTCATCGGTGACCGTCTCGGGGTTTTCGCAGCGATCGGCACGCACGCCCTGCAACCCAAGGAAGATGCCTTCTTCGCCCAACCCCAGGTTACGCAACGCGCCCGCAGCCGAGCATAGCAGCGCATGCCGCTGACCCTCGGGGAACGATGCCGTTTCCGTGGCCTTGATGCTTACGGGAGCAGCCTTAGCCCATGCTTCCATAAACCAATCGGGAGCCATCGGAACATCGGTCAGCGATCCAAGCGGGCTTATCCACTCGTACCCTTCCGATGGAGGTATGTGAACGCTCGCTTTGAATTTAACTTCCAGGGCGTCACCGATCCACACGCCGCCCTTGAGCGTGCAGTCGTGAGGTACGCGCATCCAGACGTGACGGCCCCCGTTGAAAGTCTTGGTACTAGGGAAACCCTCTAGCGACTGAAACTTTTCGATCAGTTCAGCTTCCCCATCCAGGCCATTCTTCATCTCGATATCAAGCACGACGTGGAACGTAGGCTTGATTGCCCAATCACACGACGGCCACTTGCGATGCCACTCAGAGACTTCTTCCGGTGTTGGCAGTGTTCCGAGATACCCCTTCACCATCGGCTGGCGGCTTGAGGAAGCACGCTTTGACCACGGGATAAGGTGCCAGCCTTTTTGGGAAAGCTCAATTGGTGTCACGCGAAGCTCCGGCCCAACACCTTGGGGAACTTGGACGATTCCGGTGTGGTCTGGAAGCGTATGCGTGTGGGTTTCGGAATGCAAGCCAGGAACTGAACGCACGCCATAGCGGTCGTTAACCGAATCTCGCTTTCTGCGGTAATTCCGTACAATCCATCATCACGAACGACAATCTGCTTTCCGTCGGCGTTTTCCAATGGCGTATCACGAAACCACTGCTTGGCTTTGTGTCGTGCCCACGTATGCGCCTTTTCGTCAACCGACAGCCACTCGCTGATCTTGGTCGATGCGCACATGTAGTTGACGCACAGCGTCGGCGCTTTGCTCGGATCTTTAGAGGAATGCACGCGAATCGTCATGGCGTCTACCGGGATTTCGCGTATTTCAGAGTTAGATAGGGGGCTGTCGTACGCAGCAACGGTGTCGTGCTTGGCAATCTCCGGTGGCGGAAACTCAAACTCGCAGCACGGACATAGCCGAACGCCGGCTGCGACGATCTCTTGGCACTTTGGGCATGTCTTGGTCGGCGCAACGCCTTTCTTGTCAGACTTCTTCTTGTTTTTTATGCGCTCGTTCAACGTGTCGATAGTCCCGTGACGTGCGATGTTGCCAGCAAGGTCAAGAATCATGCAATTCTGTTTGCCTTCGGCACGACGAAACCCTCTACCAATCTGTTGGTAGTACAATCCAGCAGATTTTGTCGGACGCATCAACCCTACTAGATCAATGTGACTGGCATCAAAACCCACTGAAAGCACATTGACGCTAATCAAAGCCCTTAGGTCTTTATTGCGATAGGCGGCAAGGAGCCGTGCGCGTTCGGGCTTTTCCATGTTTCCCTCAATAACCGGAGCGTCTACTCCGTATGTCTTTAAGACAGCGCTGATGAGATTGGCGTGCTTGATGCCGGATGCGTTTAATAACCACGCCTTGCGGTCGTGACCGCAGCGCATGATCTCGGCGCATGCCTTGGCGACGGTGTCCTCGTCGGACATGATCGCTTCCAGTTCGCTCGCCACGAAGTCTCCCTGACGTACATGAACGCCGGTCAGGTCGGGAGCGCCGCCATCCTTTGATACCAACTGCGACAGGTAGCCCTCGTGAACCAGCTCCTTGATGCCGATATCGTACACCATGTCGGAAAACGGCTGGCCTTCTCCATACACCAAGCCCGATCCCATGCGGTACGGCGTGGCCGTGAAACCTGCGATACGGATCTTCGGGTTAATGATAGCGGCTTCTTTGAGAAACGTACGGTATTGGCCTTCCCCGGTAAGGGGCATGCGGTCGCATTCGTCTACCACCAGCAATTTAATAGATCCGAAATCGCACGCCTTTTTTGCAATCGATTGGATCTGGCAAAAGGTCACAGGTCCGATCTTCTTTACCCCCAGCGAAGCCGAGTACACCGCAGGCTTTTTCCCGCTGATCGCTTCGTAGGTCTTGGAAAGCTGTTCGACCAGTTCCTGCGTGTGAACGGCAATAACGATCTTAGAAGATGGGTCTTTAAGATGAACGCGATGCACCAGCGTTGCGATTGTCGGGCCTTTTCCGCTGCCGGTAGGCATGCACACCAGGGGGCGGGCCATGCCGTCATTTAATGCGCCACGCAAAGCGTCAATAGCTGCTTCTTGATACGGTCTTAGTTTCATGTTTTCTCAAGGTGTCCGTGAGTAGGAGTTAAAAGGTTTATTTTGTAAAATCTGTTTTTACCAAAGACATTAGAGCTTCTGCGTACGCAAGCCCCTCTTCGCTTGAAGAAACTTTCTTTTTATTCGGGTACACGTATTGCATTGTTTCGCACATTATTTTGGCAATTTCTTCTGCGTTATCTTTACTCATGATTAACGGGCTTTTCTACAGTAGTAAATTTATTATCGCAAGTTTTGCATTTACGTCTTCGCCAGATACCGTGTGCTCCTGCTTTTCGTGTGTCGTAGACCTTTGTTGGTCCTTTGCACTTGGTACAAGCTAGGCTCATTTCTCCTTCTCCATATCCGCAATCGCCCCACGCAACATAACGGCCCGCAACTCTTCCTCCCGCTTCCGCCAATAGCAAACATCGCACAAATCCAAATCAGCATCTTTTTTGCGGCCATGACTTGCCGGGTTTATTGCGTATGATCCGCAGCGTGTGCAGCTATTCATGGGAGCCCACAGCCTTACGCACGTTACAAATAGCCACACTTAGCCGCTTCTCTTCGCCCCAGCAAATATCCCCAGCGTCTTCCCAAGCCTCAGCCGCTCGCTGAAGCTCAACATACGCCTCCAGCAACTCCAAGCTGATGCAGACGACTTTATCAGGATCATTGATTGGCTTCATGATGAATTCAGGCTCACTCATTTGATTTCTTTCGTTTCAGCATAAAGGAACTGCCATTTCTTAAACGCGGCGGAAATTTCCGTTTCAATCTCAAATCTCGCATTTATCAGCCTAGACAAAGAAGTCTTTGAATCACACAACTTTGATTCTAGCGCGTCGATTTGAGCGACCATAATCTTAAGGTCTGCAACTATCTCAGCAGGGGAAGCATACACCTCTTGCAGGACGTACTTTTCGCAGGCGACCCCGCGAAGTCTGTCGGTAGATTTCATTTTGTGGTAAAAGTCGCCGGTCTTCATTTGATTCTCTCTTTAATTAATCGCACAAGCTCTGCGATATGGATTCAGGTTCAGTCATGGTTACTCCGTAATCTTACAGGCAAAACAGGTGAAGGTTAAACGAGCTCCAATCCCTGGAACTGACTCGCGCACCTCAGATACCAGACCGTTTTCGCTAAGATATTTTGCAAGCTGCATAACGGCTCCGCGTTGTGCGTTCTCAATCATAACATCTGTCCTCGGCTTATACCATGGTGGCTCATCCTCGATGATTGCGGTAAGCTCTGCCTGCATAACACGACCAATCAGAGATGTCTTTTTCTTGGACATTATATCAGGGAAGCAGATAGGCCATTCCGGCTTCCTTAGATCGAATGCCCGTTGAATAGAGTGACGATATTGCTCGACGGCTTGATTGCATGCCGATGCAATGGCAGCGTAATCAGCGATCCGACGCTTGGCTTTATATGGCTTCACGCGGCTCATTTGTTTCTCCAAAACCGATAAAGGTACAAAAAAAAATAACCGGCAGCAGTACCGACAGCATCGCGGCATTTATTGAGATTGTGCGGTTGCTCATAACTGCCCCCCAAACGCGGCGACGAGAGCGGCGCGCATGACGCGACGGGTCACTTCCTGCCATTCCTCGCCATAAAGTGCCCAATCGCCTTCTGCCAACTCGACACACGCACGCTCAACCATTTCATCAGTGACCTCGACCACCGGGGAAGACTTTAGTCGCTCAACCTCAGCCCGCAGCGCGTCGCGTTCGGCCTCAGCCTTATCGCATCGCTCTTCCCACTGGTGCAGGATAGTTAGGACGCCTTCATTTTCAGCTAGCAGTTCTTTCGCCACCCGCACAAGGTCACCATGCAACGGGTGCGTTGACGATGCGAGTTCGCGTAGTTCTTCGGTGGTGATTTTATCTGTCATGATAAAATGAGTCTGAGAATTATCCGCAGCCGAGGTGCTCATTCTCCCACCTCGTCATTCTTCGCAGCCAGCAGGATGAGTGCCGTATCAAGGGCAAGCGTCCTGGTCTTAGCTAATCGCTTTTCGTCGCCTGTGATCCATGCGCGTAGTTCATCTGGTGATCCCGCGAAACATCCGCAACGGATATAAATTGCCGTCTCGGTCTGGATTGCGATTAACGTACGCCCGAATTCTTCGTGACCGGTGAATGCTATTTGCGCAACGCTGACGATCTTGGAACCGTTCAGGTCGGCACCGTACAGGTTGGCACTGATCAGGTTGGAGTCACTCAAGTTGGCGTCACTCAGGTTGGCGTAGCTCAGGTTGGCACCGCTAGCAACGGCCTCAATCACCGCATCGCGAAGCGACTTCGCTTTGGCCGATGAAAACAAAACATCATTGGTCCAGCGGTGTTTGATTTCGATTGAAGGATATTGGTGAGTGTTGGTCATATTTCAGTCTCTGTAGGATGTTGCGTAGCATTGGGCGAAGTCGCCCATCAAATTGGCGGAGGTGCCAGAGGATTTAAGCGGCGGTGCGGAGGTCTTGCATATGTGGTGGCGGGGGTTGGATTCGAACCAACATTAGCGTGGCATCACCCGCTTGCTTTACCTGCTGCCGATGTCCGCAGCTTGCCACTTCCCACCATAAATGGCCGTCTTTCCGACCTGTCGCCTGCTACTCTGTGCGTCCACGGTAGCTATCTCGTGCCCTCGGTATCCTAACGGCTAAACGAGTGTCGATTGGTTTTCGACTCTTTCAGTAAGCCCATATCGCAGGGACCACGCGGAGAACATTCTAGCAAACGGTCGGAGCCGCTGCCACGGATCTCAAGCCTGTAGTGATCAGCAGCCCTTTTTGCCGGGCTTCATCGGCTTCAAGTTGACGGCCTTGCCTTCTTTGACTGGCTTGGCGTAGGTGTCTTTAGCGGGTTTCTTAACCATGGTGTTATTCTCCTTTCTTTTGTTAGGGGTTACCACGAAGCGGCGGGTGCCGCAACGGGACGTGTACTAGGTTTAGCAGGTGCAGCGGACTCGGGCGCCTGACCCTTCTTTACCGAAAGCCACATTTGATTCTCGAGCTTACCTTCGGCATTCTTCTTAACCGTGATATGCTGCTTGAAGGTCTTTCCGACAAACCAGTCAAGAGTGTTATTGAAGCCCTTTGGACCGACCAGCAGCAACAGCGCATCAAGCTGTGCGTGTGACTTGGCGAGGTTTTCGGGCTTTGATGACAGGTACTTGAAGTATCTGCGACCTTCGTACTCACCGTTTTCAATGACAAATTCAAACTTAGTTGAGGCGTTGCCGCTCTTTGAAACGTGATCTTCCGCCGCGTTGATGACCCAAACATACTCCCCGTCAGGAATTGGTGAGTAATCGCCGCCGGTATCCGCGTTGTCGGGGTTGTGTGTGTAGTTGTCGAGAAGGCCCATGTTATTGCTCCGTGTGTGTTGTTAGCGTGTCAGGATTGACGCGCCATAGTGGTGTATGTGTTGTTATCCGTCGCCGTCGCCGTAGCCGTAGCCGTAGCCGTAGCCGTCGCCATCGCCGTAGCCGTTGCCGTTGCCGTTGCCGTCGCCGTCGCCGTAGCCGTAGCCGTCGCCGTCGCCGTAGCCGTAGCCGTCGCCATCGCCGTAGCCGTTGCCGTCGCCGGTGCCGTCGCCGTCGCCGTCGCCGTTGCCGGTGTCGTCGCCGTCGCCGTCGCC